GGCGACCACGCGAAGGAAGCGGTATTAGCGGATTGGCAGAATTTCTCAAAATGGATAGTACCAGGCGGTTATGCCTTCTTCCATGATCTGATTGCGATACCTAATCAGATCGGCTACCCGCTGGAAGAGATTGTAGGGCCGGACTTCACCTTCATGTGCGAGCCGGACCACTTGAGCCTGGGCATCATGCAAAAGAAATTTACCGTCAATTACGATGCGGTCATAGACACAAGGTTCAGATCAAGGCTCGAGGATAAAAACGAAACATGTATTACGCTGATGAACGCCAGGGATTCCGGCGTCGTCGCGCCGTACAACGGCCGTTATTTCCCGCGACCCGATAAGTGGAATGAAGTGGTAAACCGGTGGGCTGATGAGGGCAAGATCACCGAGGAAGATAGGAAAGATTGGATTGATGGGAGCTTCTAATGTTTGAGATTGGCGAAGATGTAACGATTGAGCCAGGGGCCATTGTAAACGTGAAGGAAGGGCGTATCGGTGACCGGTCCATAATCCGGTCCGGAGCCCGCATAGAAGGATACAGGGTGGTCCTGGGCACGGAATCATATCTCGATCACGGCGCCTGGATAGGCGGCGGGTCCTGTTTTGACGAGTGCGCTTTCCTCAATGCCGGATGCTGGCTGCACCTGGGATGGAACGGGCAGATCAATATTGCCAGGGGAGTTACGATCGGTGACGAAGTGGGCCTGGGTATCGAAACAAAGATATTCACTCACGGCGCTTATCTTCCTATCGACTACGGATTTCCGGCACAGTGGGCGCCGGTGAAAATAGGCAGCCGCGTATGGTTGCCGAGCGCATGGGTTAATCCAGGCGTGACGATCGGGGATAACGTGGTTGTGGGTGCACGGTCCTTAATCAACCGAGATTTACCGGCCGGCTGCTTTGCAGCGGGTATTCCGGTCAAGATAATTGAAGAGGATAAATACCCTGTTGCCGCTGATTTTGCCGCAATAACGTGGAGAGCTGGTGAAACTGTTTTTGATGTTTTAAGAAGAACGATCGACGGGCCCGTGACGGAAGAAAGCGAAAAGATGAAAAACCAGTTTCGACGTAACGGGATAAGATTCAAGTATTACGCAAAAGATGGGGAGTATGTACCGTGGAAAGAGTGCTCGCAATCGGCAGCCACATCGACGACATTGAGATCGGCTGCGGAGGCTCGTTGCTGAAACACCGTGACGCCGGCGATAATATGTTGCTGGCAATCTTGAAGGCTGATGAAGAGATTACAGCGCGGGCGAGCGTAAGAAAAGGGGAGCAACGGGCTTCTCAAATTATGCTGAAAGCGGAAATGCGGCTGTTTAACCATACGGACGATATTGAAAGTTTAGTCAAGGAGCTTGATGATTATAAACCTACAGTCCTCTATTTTCCATTCGAGAAGGATTATCACCAGGACCATCATAGGGCCTCGACGGTAGGCTTTGCGGTATCCCGCAGAGTAGAGATAACAGTCTTGAAATATTTGGTAACTACTTCGCACTCGTTTTATCCGAATTACTTGAGGGTTATCGATATTGAAGAGAAGAAAAAACTGGTTTCAGTGTTTGCGTCACAGATGGTACGCCGGCCGAAGTTTATGGAGATCATGGTAGCACAGAATAAATTTTTCGGCTCGCTTATACCTGGTGATGGCCATTATGCTGAAGGGTTTGTGCTACATCGCCTTGTTCAGTGGTGACTTATGAGAAAAGCGACCCCGACTTCTTCCTTTAGACTTGGCATCTTTATTATTGGTTTCCTGTGTTCCCAAAAACAGGTGAGCGGGATTAACGCAGGGCGGGTTATCGCATTTATGAAGAATGAGCATTTCTTTTGGTATGGGGCCATGGTGAAGTTCATACGATATGCGGTGGGCCAACAGATTATGTCCAGGAACCCGAAGGCGCCCGTATCCATAAATATCCTTACCACCTTTCCACAGCCAACAAGAATTGGTTTTATCAACTTTTTGCCAAAACTTTTCATCTATGGATTTTGTTTTTGCACAAGTTCTACTGCAATTCACCCTCTCGCCCCTGGCGATTTCGTGAGGCAGCGCATAATGAATTTTTTTACACACAGGACAAATTACTTCACATTGTGCTGGGGAGGTACGCATTAACATGAGGCTGCTCCTTTTGCATTTTATTATATCCTATCATAAGGATTTTAATTACACAGGCGGTATTAAGGAGAATACCACTAACCTAAACAAGGGAGGTAACGGATATGACAGCGGGAACCATAGCAGTATTACGAATGTTGAATGAAGAGGTTTTGGGCGTTATCAGTGACACGCTCGGCAATCTCTACATGGGAACCAACCAGGGGAATGTTTATAAATATGCAATCGCATCGGCAACTTTAACGAAGCTGTGCAACATCGGAGGTAATGTCATAGACCTGACACTATATGGCAATTACCTCTATCTCGGCGACTCCGGCGGTAAGTTGCTGACCGTTACGATTTCGTAGGAAGGTGCCCTATGAGAATCACGGGAGAGAAAAAGAAAAAAAAGCGGAAGAGTGTTTTGAGTGCTCCTTACAGCGAAGAGGATTGGCAAGCCAGGGCCGATGCCGAGGCCATAGCGCGAGCGGAAGCCGTGAAGGCTGACCCCGAGCGCATGAAACGAGCGAAGGCATGGGCGGCCAGGGAGCTTGAACGTAATAAAACGAATCAGGCCGAGGCTGCGAAGCTGGTTGAATTAGGTACGAGTTAAATACGTTAAAATCAGGGTTTGCTTGAAGATCGGCCGGTCTGAGAGCGACGAATAGAAAGACGAAGGGCGGCAAGTAGGTGCCTACTCATCTACTACCGCCCTTTTTCTTTGCCCTGATCATCAACGAAATAAGGAGGTCATAGGAAATGGCAGAGGAAATTAAGGAAGTTCCCGATGTTTTAGTGGACCAGGAAGTTACCCTGGAGAATTGGAAGATCCTTGCCGAAGCCGGCTACACTGCCGACGAATTGAAGGACCTGTCGAAAGATGAGCTCGAAGGTATCCTGGATTCGGCCAGGGGCGGTGACGACGAAAAGACAGAGCTTACTCCGGAGCAACTTGCCGCGATCGCAGCGGGTGAGGAAACGGAAGAGGCTAAGGCCTTACGGCTGAAAGCGGAAAAGGAAGCGGCCGACGCTAAAGCCCTCGAGGACGAGGCAAAGGCAAAGGGCATAACCGTCGAACAGCTAAAGACCGAGAAGGCTGCGGCGGTTGTGGCTGTGGAGGTTACGCCGGCCCCAGCTCCGGCGGGCCAGCTCACGGATGATGATTTGCTCGACTTTGAGCCGGTAATTTCAGCATCCGAGATCGTGGTTGAATATAAACCGCCGGCTGAACTCCAGGCAAAGCTCGATGATCTCGAGGCTAAATTGGATACCGGCGAGATTCAACGAGCGGATTACAACAAACAGCGCGACGAAATCAGGGATACGATAACGGACCAGCGCCAGGCGGCCCGTGACGCAGCCCGTGAAGATCTCGTATGGAGGAAGGAGCAACAATACTTTCTCAATGCCAGGACGGAATACCTCGGAGATAAAAAGGCCGATGGCAAATTCGTTCATAACTTGAAGAGCAAGACCCTCATGGGTGCATTGAGGGAAGCCGTTTCAACGATCAGTGCTGACCCTAAAAACGCGAATTTTAGCGGTATGCAGCTCTTAATCGAGGCCGATAAGGCCGTCAAGGATGCCTTTGGGATAAAGCCGGCAGCGGCAGCTCCGGCGGGCCCAGCGGCGCCACCGGCGAAACCGCCGGCTAAGTTACCAGACGATCAAACCCTCGCTGACATACCGGCGTCGGCAGTGAATGAAACGTCGGGCGCCTTTGACGAACTCGATAAGTTGACCGGCGAGGCTTACGAAGAAGCGCTGGCAAGATTGCCGGCACGGATGAGAAACGCATATCTCGACGATTCACGACCAGGACGGAGAGGATAGGGCCATGGCGCTCATCAAAATTTTAAGAGTTGGGGATGAATTGATTTTTGACCTAAACAATAAGGCAGAAACCGCAAAAAACATCTCCGTAATATTAGTGGAAAAAGCGGGAAAAAGTCAAGTGGTGCTGAAAATCGCTGCGGATAGGTCCATTGATATTAAACACAGCCGACAGGTTGAAATGGGCAATCCAAAGCCATTTACAGGATAACTAAATGAACCCGACCCAGGACGGTCAATAAAAGAAGGAGGATTATCTTATGGCACAGACGATCGTAGGTATGAACGACGCCAAGGCCGTCAAGAGATACTCGGGTAATCTCGCGGTGGACGTCGGAAGAAAAGGTTATTTTACCCGAAAGTACATGAGTAAGGGCGAGGTACCAACTCGACCTATCCAGCAGCTCACGGACCTGGAATTAGATGCCGGCGAGCAGATCACTTACGATTTGTCCATGCAGCTCAATATGCAGCCGATAGAAGGCGATAAAGAACTGCACGGCAAAGAGGAAAAATTGGAGTTCTTTACAGACGTCGTTTACATCGATCAGATGCGCGGCGGCGCTGATTGCGGCGGCAGAATGACCCGCAAGAGAACTCTCCACGACCTTCGCAAGATTGCGAAAGCAAGGTCAACCGATTGGTGGGCGCGGGTATTCGACGAGCTCATCTTCATGTACCTGTCGGGCGCCCGCGGTGTGGATACAGACAGGGCCTTCCTGTATCCGACAACCTATACGGGGTTTGCGAATAATTCCCTCACTACTCCGGATTCAGCGCATATCGTTTACGGCGGCGCAGCCACTTCCTCGGCTACCATGGTAACCACGGATACCATGACAACGGCCCCGATCGACAAAGCGGTAGCCTATGCCGGAATGATGGGCGGCGGCGGGCCGGCCTACGCGGAAACCCCGCAGCTCCAGCGGTGCGACATTGACGGGGAAGAAATGTTCCTCTGCATCATGAACGAGTGGCAAGCGTACAACCTTCGCCGGAATACCACGACAAACGATTGGGCTGATATTCAGAAGGCGATCGCCACGGCAATAGGCAAGGAATCCGAGTTTATGAAGGGCGGCATGGGAATTTGGAATAACGTCGTGTTGCAGAAGCATCCGGCGGTAATCCAGTTCAGTAATTACGGTGCCGGCGCTAACGTCGGTGCGGCCCGTGCCCTGTTCCTGGGGTTACAGGCCGGCGTAATCGCCTTTGGCTCACCTGGCCAGGACCTACGGTTCGGCTGGTTTGAGGAAGGCCGCGACAACAATAACCGCGTCGTTATTTCAACTCATACGATTTGGGGTTTCAAGAAGGCGACGTTTAACGGAATCGACTTCGGCGTGGTCGTTATTGACACAGCCGCAACGAAACCATAACCCACGGGGTAGAAATGCCCCTCGGTACAAATTGAAAAGGAGGATATGTTATGGCTTTAACTATTGCGCCTGATCTTTACACTAAACCCCCGCTGGCTCCTGTTCCTGGGGCAAGATGGGATATTAGAAATTACGCGATAGCCGCGGCAACCTTGGTGAACGGTAATATCATAGCTATGATTCCGTTTCCCGCGCTTTGCAACGCCGTGGCCTTTTTCCTGGAAGCCGGTGCGCTGGATACCGGTAATACAATGACCCTGGCCGTCGGCATTTTGAACAGTTATTACAACCACCAGGTTGCATCGGCAAGCAACGTCGGCGGTGGCTACACTGACGGCGGCGTTACCGTTCCTGGCCTGGATGCCGGTGTTGTGCCGGCGCTTGTTACCGGTTTGAACATGCTCACGGCATCAACGATCGGCAGGGCCGGCGGCCGTGTATTCGATTCAGCCCTGGCTTATCTCCAGGCTCAGGGAACAAGCAATTACCATCGGATTATAGCCGTTGGTATTACGGCGGCTGTCGGTAATGCCGTGGCCGGAAATATCACGCTGGGCGTAGAGTTCGATTTCGGAAACGTCTAAGCGGGTTTGTGAAGTAAATAGTAGAGATAGGGGGCAAGTGCCCCTTGCCCCTTCTTTCTCTAAAAACGTGAAGGAGGAAGCACGATGCTTATAGAATGTCTTATCAAAAGAGATGGACCTACCGAGCAGCATATCGGTGGGATGAGATATGTGTTTAAGCCGCATCCGGAATTGACGGGCGGGGATAAGAAGGCGAACGTGTGCGAGGTACAGAAGGACGAGATCGTGGAGTATCTTGTCGCCAATTCTAATTTTAGGCAGTACGTTCCCAAACCAAAGCCGGCAGTAGCGAAAGCCCGTCAGGTTGACGATGCGTTTACGGGTGAACAACAAGGAGCGTAACCCATGTCCTATACAATGGCGGGTTTGACAATCGACGTACTCCCGCGTGTTGGCCGTATGGAGAAGCAAAGCGGGATTACCATATACCAGGCGGCAAACTCGGTACAGAGCATGATTAACAAGCGGCTCCTGTACCGTCATTCAGATCTGATCGCATCCGGTGACCTGGACCTGGTAATACCGGCCATGGGCTACTCGGCCCCTCTGCCTTCTGATTTCGTGGCACTGGCAGAAAAGCCGAACTCTCAGGACCTTTACACGGATTGGATGGCCGGCACGGTGTTTTCGTATAACTCGACGACCGGAGCATTGGTGGTAAACGTCAATCAATCGGCGGGCACGGATACCCTGGCATCATGGGATATAGCGACCGTCGCGGTGCCTGGAAGTTATGCACAGGTTATCGGCTCTTCCACGACGTCGCTTACGGTAGGAAACGTAACACAGACGCTTGTTGCGACGGCCGGCATGAGCCTTTCCGCGGGAGCTTATATTCTCATAGTTCCCACCGACATGCCGCTTGACACGACAGATTACAGGGTCCGGAAGCTGCGCCCGCGCTATCTCAATGATGATGAACATGATGAGTATTCCTGGTGGGAATGGTACGGGCTTTGGGGAGATACCTCGGAGCTTCCATGCCCCAGGCCGAACTCTTACAAGATCATCGGCACGACGTTTTATATCCGGCCGAAGGTCATTGTAAGCGTTAAAATTACCGGCAGATATTTTGCCGCTTTGTCGCACTTTGCTTTTCCTACAGACATAATACCCTGGAACGGATTTTTTGACGAAGTGTTCCGAGAGGGTGTTGTTAGAATAATTTTGAAAGGCGTATCAGTTCCCGAGGCCGATAAAGATATGGCCGTTCTTGTAAATCGAGAAGTTGATACTTTGCTGGATGCGAGGATAAGCCTTATTCCAAATACAAGGAGAGTAAAGCGCGGCGACTACCTCTAAACAGGGAGGGAGTATGCCTACTATTTTATGTTCTGACATTTTCGCGCTTGCCAACAGGCAGCTTCACGACGTAGCGGGGCAGACATGGCCATCTTCCGTGATGATACCATATCTGAACCTTGCCATCTATGAGATCTGCAATTACAAACCCGAGGCATATCCCGTAACTAAAACAGTTACCCTCATGGGCGGGCCCGTGCAATCGCTCGACGATAACGCTATCGAGCTTCTTGATATTATCTGCAACATGGGTACCGACGGCCTTACGCCTGGCCCATCAGTTCCCGTTTTGAAAAAAGAAGCGGTTGACACACTTGTTCCCGATTGGCAGACATACACGCCTGGCAGTGTTGTTTTGTTCTCTATGATAGATTCCCGCAATCCTAAATACTATTACACAGTGCCGCCGATCGCCGTTACAAACCCCATGCCAAAACTGAAACTCATCCAGGCAGAAATGCCGGATAAGATTGTTGACCCCAGCGACGAGTATCCGCTGGATGCGTCGTATGTGCCGGCTGCGGTAGATTATCTAATCTTTCGGGCACTCGCTGAATCGACGACAATCCCTGGTGCTATGCAGAAGGCCGGCGTGTTTCTTAATAAGTTTACGAGTAACCTGGGCATTAAGACGGCAGTGGAAATGAAAACCGAACGCAAGCAAGAGGCCACAGGAGAAAAGACAGAATAAATTATGCTCATTCAACTTACAAAATTCGGCGGGAAGGTACCGGCTATCCATGACCCAGCCTTCTTACCGGACGGTAAAAGCCAGGCAGCGATTGATTGCCGTTTTGATGAGTACGGCGTTACGCCTTATCTTTCCGACACGGTGATGCAAGCGGCTGTGAAGGCGGGCACTGTATCGCTTTACCGGTATTACAATAACTACGATAGCAACGAGTATTTTTTCGCCTGGACAACCGATGTTGACGCCGTGACGGCCCCGTTGCCTAATGACGCATATTCGAGGGTGTATTACACGGAGTCCGGACTTTTTAAGGTTACGGATAAGGACCTCTTTAAGAGTGGAGGTACTCAATATCCGATGCAATACCGCTGGCCATGCCCGCCCGCGCCGAGCACTGCGCCGGTGATTACCGGAACGGCAAGCGGAACGGACCCGACCCTGCTTGAAACTAAAGCCTATGTTTATACCTATGTGAATGGATATGGTGACGAGGGCCCGCCTTCGTATGCGTCTAATGAGATCGACGTCTATGATGGCAACTCAATAACGATCACCAACATTTCAGCCGGAGCGCTTGACCCACTCTTTAATGTTACGACGGTAAGGATTTACAGGCTTAACCAAACCTCATCCGGCACGGCGATCTATCAGTACGTCGATGAAGTGGCCTTCGGAACCACAAGCTATGTTGATACGATTCTCGATGCCGACCTGGCCGAAGAGCTCCCGAGCCTGGAATGGGATGGGGCCCCGACGGGCCTTGCGGGATTGATCTCGCTTCCTAACGGAGTGCTGGCCGGTTTCGTCGGTAACCTGGTATGCCTTTCCGTTCCCTATTATCCTCACGCCTGGCCCGCGAGCTATCAGCAAGCCGTGGACCGGCCGATAATTGCCCTGGGCGCTTTTGGAAGTACGATCGTTGTTCTTACAGAAGGACAGCCCTATCTTCTTGTCGGCAACGACCCCTCAAACATGGTCATGGAAAAAATGGATATAGGGTTTTCCTGTATGTCAAAGCGCGGTGTTATCCAGGCCGGAGAGATGGTTGCGTACCCTTCACCGGAAGGCCTGGTAGTAATCGGCCCGCAAGTGCGCGAGGTTGTGACGGCAAAAATAATGACACGCGATCAGTGGAACGCACTTAATAACCCGAGCACTATTTCGGCTTTTTACTGGAACGGGAAGTATGTCGCCTTTTATACGAGCGGCGGCGTCAATGGCGGCTTCGTATATGATTTCAAGACAGGTGATTTATTCGACCTGGATTTCTACGCGACGGCGGGTTTCTACGATAAAACCGCGGGTATTCTCTTTTTGCAAGAGTAAATTATGGCGAACCAAAGCAAAACAGTATCGACCGGCTGGGGAGTTTCCGTTGCTCCCTTCGAGTGGGATTATGAGCAAAAAACGGGTTTCGGTTTTTCTATCCCTGCCGGCGCGACGATCAACGGTATTGTAGTCACATATAGCAATCCATTTGCGTGGTCAAACCTATCGCCTTTCTACGCCCGCTTAATGAAGTCCGGTGCTGACTTTGCAAATTGGGAATCAAATGTAGGCTTTGCCCCTGGTATCTCTTACGGTAGTTCTTCCGATCTGTGGGGAGGCGCCTGGACCGCTGACGATATTAACAGTAGCGGTTTCGGTGTTGACACTTTTTGCTTTAACGGCGACGATCAAATATCATATTACTGGTCATGCTCCGCTGTCACCATAACCGTTTACTATACTCCCTATGTACCGCCATCCCCGCCAGGGTCATTCGACCTAACATACCCCACGAACGGGTCAACCGGCCGGTCCTTGTCGGGTACGCTTACATGGAACAGCGCCGATAATGCGACGACCTATGACGTGTATATGGACACGAATAACCCGCCGACGACAAAGGTAAGCGCAGCTCAAGCAGGTACCTCTTACAGCTATAGCGGGCTATCTTACAACACAACCTATTACTGGAAGGTCGTGGCGACGAACGGCGCCGGAAATACGACATGCAATAATATCTTTTCTTTCACAACGGGCTTACCGGCCGCACCAGGTCCATTCTCTTTATATTTCCCGACGAACAATGCCATCAATCAACCTTTGGCCGGTACGCTGGTATGGGGAGCTTCTTTAGGTGCGACGACCTATGATGTGTACCTCAATGGTGTAAAGGTAAGCTCCGGCCAGGCTGGCACTACCTACGCCTATTCCGGCCTTACGTTGAACACTTCCTATACATGGAGCGTGGTAGCAAATAATCTCGCGGGCAGTACGTCATGCACTCTTCAATTTTCCTTCACGACTTATGCCGTCACGCCAGGCACGGGCAATATTATTGCCTTTTCAAATACCGCGGGCAGCTACCGGAATTATACTTACCTGTCGAAGCGGAACAGATTTAAGCAAACGTCCTTTACATGCGGGAAGGTGCTGGCTGAAAACTATCCCGTGAATCTTTCCATCATCTATCCGGACATACCCTACACGATCGCGGTTGTTGTAGCTGATAACCAGCCATTCCGGATAGACCCGATGCTGACCGATGCCGTGGACTTTCTCATTACAGGCCAGGGTCAAGTGTATGGTGTATTTTTGGCGGGCCAATTAGAGGAGCTTCCCGTATGAGCAGCGATAAAGGCCCCGTAATTGGACAGATAAGAAATTTCAAAGACGTTCAGAGCGCATTGGAAAATATGCGCGGTTATTTTGCGTCCGGCTATAAGCAATTACAGGCGGCGATACAATCACAGAATATTCCCGAAACGCCCTATCAACCTGGTCCGGCAGACTACCCACCTAACATCACAGGCTTGCAGATATGGAGCCAGGGCGACGGCAATAAGTGGCTTTCGCAAGATCTCGGCTTAACCTGGTGTAACATAACTACCGTCGAGCTTGACCCTAATTTGCCGGCTGGCACATTTGTATATGACCCGTATTTCCTGGATTACGTCGTAGAGATTTTTAACGCAGACGGTGTAACGCTCCGGCGCCAGGAGAAAGTAACGACAAACTGGTATGTTTACTCTTATGTAAAGAACTTTGCAGACGGCGGCAGCAACGGCGCAGCCATGGAAGTGATTGTCAAGGTTTGGGCACAGAACCAAAACGGCAACATGTCCGTAGCGCCGGCGATTCTTGACGCAAAGAATACCGGCTCCGGCACTGGCTCAACGATACCGCCTTCTGTTCCTACAAATCTCCTGGTCACCGGCACGAAGTTGAATATTTACATTAGCTGGGATACGGACCCCGACCCGCAAGTTATGGACTTCGAGGTAGATATTTCTACGGATGGCGGGGTTACATGGCCTACCGTCGTTCATTGTGTGCATAATCTATGGACGTTCCAAGGGGTTGTCGGAACGACGTACACGGTAAGGATTCAAGCCCGTTCTTATATGCACATCGTATCCGGCTATACCGCAAATGCCTCGGGTACGCTTGCCGGCGTAGTAGGGAGCCTCGACATTGTGGCAGCCTCTATACCAGGAAGTGCGATCGCGCTTGCTACGATCACCGGTGCTAACATTACAGCCGCTACGATAACTGGCAATCTTATAGCAGCAAATACGATCGTTGGCGGCAATATATATGCGAATACGATCACGGCCGCGCAGATCGCTGCCGGAACCATTACGGCCAATGAGATCGCGGCCAGTACGATCACCGGTGATCGGCTTGTGGCGGGCACTATTACAGCCACACAAATAGCGGCCGGAACGATTACAGCCACGCAGATAGCAGCGAACACGATTACAGCCTCGCAAATCAAGGCGGGCACAATCACGGCCACGGAAATATCGGCAAGTTATGTCTATGCCGGAAACCTAAATGCCTCACAGATAACCGCGGGGCAGATTACCGCGACATATATTGACACGACTTATTTGCATGTCACTTACCCGAACGTCGATAACAAGCCAGCCTTCCCGACATTGACCGCTTATACATCGGGAAGCGGCACATATACTGTACCTTCCGGAGCTGCCTCGCTCCATGTCCGGATAGTGGGCGGCGGCGGCGGCGGGTCCGGAGGCGGCGGTGGTGGAGTAAGCGGCGGCGGGAACGGAGGAAGCTCGACCTTTGCCTCGGCCACGGCGGGTGGTGGAAGTGGAGCTCCGGCCCCGACCACTCTTCCGTCTGTCGGCGGCGCGGGCGGCTCACCTTCGGGAAGCGGCTGGACCTGGGGCTTCACACAAAGCGGGGCCCACGGCGACATGGGTATAGATTCCGGCTATGGCGGTGCGGGCGCCAATCCGCCATTTGGAGGAGGAAGCGGCGGCGGCACGGCCTCGACGGCCGGTTATAACGCCACGGGCTACGGGTCCGGAGGCGGCGGTGGTGGCGACGGAGGAACCTCGGGAGGAGGAGGCGGGGCCGGTGCCTTCTTAGAAATTTGGTATGACAGCCCATCGGGCACTTATTCGTATGCTGTCGGTTCGGGGGGCTCTGCCGGTAGTCAAGGCCAAAATGGAGCTGCCGGCGGCAAGGGCGCGGGCGGTATCGTAATCGTTGAATCATTTAGATAAGTGAAGGAGGTAATAGGATGCTACAAGTAAAGGATTAACGGACATTGAAGTAAACAGGACAAAGGTGATGGCTGAAACTCTTGTTGAATATTCGGCCGCGGTACTCAATCAGCAAGAAGAAATAAGGGCGTTAAAAAAACGCAACGGAGAACTGGAAGCTGCCCTTGATAAAATAATAGGAGCGCAAAACAATGCAGTTTCAGATAGCAGCGGCAAGCATAGCTAACGGCGGCACGACCATAACATGTACCGGCGCGACGCTGATAAACAATGTTTACCAGGGAAATGTCGTACAGTTTTACGGCGAAAACGCCTTTTACTATGTTGCCTCTAACCCGACGGACAACATCAGCATACAGCTTACGGCGCCGTACCAGGGAACGGCCAAAACAAACGTCGCGCTGAACGTATGGCGTGATTTTCTGCCGACTTCCGGATTACTGAAGTTCAATGCCGGAGATCGTAACTGGCCCTTTGCTCTCAGTATGTGGCAGCTCGCGGTTGAAGCTAACTTGGCTGGTCCGTTTTCAGCGTTCGGGCCCTGCCGGCTTGCTACGACGGGAGCTCTTACCGGCACCTATAATTCTACTTCTAAACAATTTACCCTTACTGCCACAGGTGCACTCTCCGTTGATAGCACAAGCGTAAATGTCGGCGATCGCATCTTGCTTAAAAACCAGGTCACCGGTACGCAGAACGGTATTTATATCGTTCTCGTTGCGGGCAGCGCGGGAGTTAGTGCCGTACTTCAACGTACCTCTGATATGTATAGCACGGCTGTCCAGGGTGCAACCGTATGGATTATGGCCGGTGGCTCCCAGGTTTTGTCACAATGGTACCTTTCAACTGCCGCGCCTATCGTTATAGATACATCGACGATTACATGGACGGCCGTTTCTGTCGGCGCTACGGGCCCGCCAGGTAAACTCATTCCTGGCGATCAAGGCGAGCCTGGTGAGGATGGCATGCCGATACCAGGACCGCCAGGGGCCGCTTCGACGATACCTGGCCCAACTGGTCCGATAGGCATATCGGTTTATATGCCTAACGACG